GCGGTTTGCTTTGTTGCTGATTGCTCAGCCTGCTTCTGGGCCGTTCTTACCTTTCCGATCTCGACTAGCTTCTTCTCGATCTCAAGCTGGGCGTTAAGATAAGGAGCCGTGCCGGCGACAGCTTTTGCTTGGAGTCCGTAGAGCTGCGCCAACTCTTTTTGCAGGATGACAATTTTCTCGCTATCACTTGCTTCCTCCAAAGAGCGATTTCTGCGGAAGTCTGAAAGTTTGCGCTGTGCGGCTGCTGTCTGAGCAGCGATCTTTTGCGCATTCAGCATCCCCCGCTCGTAGTCGGAGATATCCAACCCTAGCTTTGCCTTGATTTCTTCAAATGCCATTTTGGGATTGATTCATTTCAAGCTGCCATTCCATTAAGATTTTGTCGCTCGGTGAATAGTCTTTTGCCTTCGGATCTTCCATCACGCGAACGGCCTTGAGATATTGCCAGATTCGAGGCAGTGGAACTTCAGCCCATGCGCGTCCATCCAGAGGATCAAGTGGGCCAACTGCCTGCGAGAGACGCACCATAATAGGAGCGAGCCAGCACGCGCCTATTGGCTTGGATTCCCCAGAAGATTTTCCGCCGGAATCCATAAACATTTTCCCGATATACTCGGAGATCTCCATGATCGCTGCGGTCTCTGGATCTGATGAGCGGCGAGAGAGAACTCGGCGCATCATGCGCTTGCGGTGAATGAAACGAAACGTGCCTTTGTTTCTAGTATGCAGGGCCCAGAGGAACTGCAGAACGTGCGCGACCGTGATCTTTCCGGTTGAGTAGATAATCGGCGACTGCACCACCTGGAGATGAAGCAGATCGCGCGGAGTCATGCCGCGCAGGCGCTCACCATAGACGACGAAGGTGTCATCGATGAACGCCTGCTCGCGCGCCTCGTCCTCTTGGAACTTGGCGTCGGCAAAACGGGCGGCGTATTTTTCCGCCCAGAGTGCTTGGGCGTCTAGGGCCACGGATTAAATGGCCTCGCGGAATGAGACGTCCATGACCTTGAAACCTTGCTGGTCTTCAGGCTTGGAGATTTCCGTGATGAAGTAGGTGACCGAATCAGCGGAGAACGCATCACCAACGGTAAACACGTTTAAGTAGGTAGTCGATGCGGCTTGGAGCTGGGTCGAGCCAGTGCCGGCAGTGCGAATACCAACGGCACCGTTAGGAGCGCCGAGGGAATCTTGGCGCTCGATCACGTTAAGGCTGGTCTTAACGCTGAAGTTGTTGGCGATGAAGCCGAGCGTTCCGATGGTGACGACTCGCGAACCATAAGGCAGCGAGGCTGAGGTGAGATAGGGAATAGCCATGATTAGGAGGTGTCTGAATTAGTCTGAGCGTAAAAGTTAGAGAGCCGAGCCAACGCTAGGCACGGCGTAGTTGGCAGCGATGATGCCTAGCTCCAGGCGGAACTTTAGGCTGCTGTGATCTTCGCGCATGTCGCCGTCGATCTCGTGAGCTTCGCCCTCCTCGATAACATCGAGCACGTTATACCATGTCACCACCGGCGAGATGAGCGTCTGGGCTTCGCGGCTCATGAGGTAGCGCACGGACTGCACGACATCCTCGTGGTTGGCTCCGGTCGGGCCGTTGCGGTCGGTCACAATCTTGATGCCGACATCGGCAGAGAAGTGATCGTAGAACCAGCTTGAGGCCTGCGTCACGAATCCCATGTGCAGGCTGGCGCGGTTGATATTGGAAACGTCCACCTCGATGCGCGGGACATCGGCTGAGACGTTCGAGCGCGTGAACATGATGCCGACGCTCGGCACGTAGTTCTGGCCATTGGAGATCACGGCGACGACGGCCTGGCTGATGTTGTCAGTCAGGTGGTATTGAGTGGGCTGGATGGTTGGCATGGCTAGGTGTTGAAGGATTTACGGCGAGTGGGAATCTTGCCAGTCGCGGCGAAGGCTTTCATGAGGCGGTTAAGTTCTGCGACGAACTTCTTGGCGCGGATGGCGAGGGCTTCATCGACTGCACGCTGCGCACCCGGGATTTGCGATTGGCCGCCCATCGTGACCGTGAACTTGGCTGGTTCTCCGCTTTCGTTATACGATCCAAAGTTGCCATGCCGGCGAACCCAAGGCGGGATTCGCTTCATGCCGAGCGCGAAGGCGGCTGCATTAAATGTAGCTTTCGCTGCGCCGATAGCATCGTAGAGCTGCTTCAAATAACCAAAGTAAATATCATTAGGCACGATCACCTTCTCCTTGGCCACCCAGCGGCCAATAGATTTGTCGCCCATGCCTTGGCCTCCGGCACCCTTCTGCCGGTTCGGTGGGCGTCCGCGGGCGTTCATCTTGGAGCGGTGATGTCTCGCGAGCTCGCCGATATTGAAGGCCACTGCGTCCCAGTCGATTAGGTAAGGCTTTTTGGTTCCCTTCTTGAAGAGTTGCTGGCGGATCTGGGTTGTTCCAAAGGTATCAGCGATGAACTGAAGATAGCCACGCTCACCGTGGCCAGCCACCTGTGCCAAGTCTCCAGTGATCGTATTTTTTCCAGCTTCGTAATCTGCTTTTGAGCCAACAGTTTTGCCGTAGTTTCCCTTAGCGAAGGGCGGCGTGCGCTTCATGTATTCGGCGATGAAGAGCCGCGCCTCTTCCTTAACCAGCTCGGGGCCGTTTGCCTTGAGTTGCACGACCGCATCCTGCAACGCAGCGCGAAACTTTAAGTCGTCGAACTTGATAGTCAGATTCACGCCTTGACGCTATTAAGCGTTATTTCGAAAGCCTGGAGATCTGGCTTAAAATCAGTGATGCGATAGGTGACCGCATCGAAGGGCCGATAAAGCACGGCATTGATCGTGGGCGTGTAGGCTCCGCGATTCACGACCAGCGTCATCTTGGTGCCCGGGTTGTTTCCGACTAGCTGAAACTCGAAAGTCTGGTCGTTCTGGCTGAAGATCCCAGAGTAGGTCACGCCACCGGTGACGAAGGATTCGCCGCCCATGGTGGTCGCGCAGATAGCGGCGAGATCGGTATTGAGCTGGGTGGTGTCGAAGTCTGCCATGTGAATAGGCGAAAAGTAAAAAGGCCCACCCCGGTGAAGAGGTGGGCCAAGTAAGCCGTCAGGGCTTAGGCATACTGAGTGCCGATGAGCTCGCCGGCGGCGCCATTGACCACCTTCTCGGCGGTGCTGTGGGCGGCGCGAACGATGTCGCTCTTGATGGGTTCGTCGCGGTAGGTCTCGACGTTCAGAGCGGTGCCGTATTGGCTCCAGTTCAGGGTATAGGCAGCGCCGCCATCGAGGATGGAAGTGCCGACGTTGCCAACCCAGATATAGGAGTTGCTCCAGATGAGCGAGGAGCTGAAGGCCACACCTTCGCCGGCGCCGTCATAGGCAGCGCGACCGATGAGCACGCGATCAACACCAAACACGTCAGCCATCGCGTTCGCATCCAGATTCAGGATCGCGTCGGACGAGACGCCAGCGCCGCGGGCGCGCTGCTGGAACTTGGTGGAGGCGCGGAGGCGGGTGGCAACCTGATAGGGAACCACGACGGTGTTGGCCGTCTCGCCCTTGGCGACCAGACGATCCTTCGCGTCATCCACGTCGAGGCCGACGTCGAAGGTGGCGATGTTCGCAGTGGTGTAGGCGGTTCCGGAGTTGGTGCTGGTGAAGTTGCTCGTGTTGAAGAGCTGAGCGGCGGCGCGGACTTCGTAAGCAAGGAGGAGCTTGCGACGGGCGATCTTGGTGGCGACAACCTCGGCGTCGAAGAATACGGAGTTCTTCAGGCGGATAGTGTCGTCAACGGCTTGCTCGTAACCATACTCTAAGCAGGCGTAGGTGTCTTGAACGAAGGAGGAGGTGCCGCGGGCGAAACCGGAGTAGGGCGCGCGAACCTTGACGTCGTTCTTGAGCGTCTGGGCCTGCTGTTTCTGGAACTTGGGATACTGACCCTCAGGGAGGGAGACATCCACGATGGGCATGGCGAGGCCGGCGATGAGGCCTTTTTCCCAACCCTCGGTCTCGAAAACATAACCGGCCAATTCGGCGCGGTAGATGGCGTTGCTGTTTGAATACATGGCGGGTAGTTATTAGAGGGTGTTAGGGATGAACTCGATCACCGCGCCAGTGACGGCGGAGGTGGTCAGAGACTTGCCGACGACAACGGTGCCGGTGGGCGAAACGTTGCCAGCGTTGGCCGCATAAACCGTGTCGCCGATGGTGATCGGGGAAGCGGAGAGCGCGCCCTTCTGGGTGCCTGGGTTGTGGAAGAACTTGACCGAGACGTAGTCGCCAGAGGCGGCGTCAGTCAGGGCGAAACCGTCTGGCTTGGTGGAGCCAGAGTTGAGGGTGATGCCGCCATTGCTGGAGAGCACCACGGCGCGGAAAGCGGTAATGGTGGTGTTCGCGAGGAACGTGCCGTTGCCGGAATAGAGCGTGGACATGGGAGTTGAGTGTGAGGGTTAGAACAAGATCACCTCGCCCTTTTGGGCGCGGGAAAGGTAGGTGGCGTAGAGCTCGGGCTTCTCGCCCTGAACTTTGCGCACGGCGTCGTTGTGCTTGGTGCCAGCGGCCTTGAGGCCACGAACGATGCTCTCGAAGCTCTCGGCTTTGGGCTCGACCGCAGGAGCGGAGAACTTGACTGGAGCAGGCAAGGCGGCGTTGAACTCGCGCAGCACGGAGAGGGCAGCCTCTTTGGCGGCGCATTGAATCTGCGACTTTTGAGCCGCAGTCATTTGAGTCATATCAGGAGCCATTTCGGTTGCGTCAGCGGTCGTATCGACCACGACAGCGGCTTCGAGGGCCGCGATTTTCTCGATCAATGGAGCGAGGGCGGCAGCAATCGCTGCCTGGATTTCTTCGGGAGTCATGTCAGAAGAGGTGGGTTGGGTTATTTCGCCGGCCTGAAATAGGCCGGAAGGATTGGCGGCGGGTTCGCTCACGATGTCTGCCGAGTAAATCTCGGTGCAGCGAGCAAACCAGTTTTCACCGATCTTTTCATCGGTGCCGCTGAAAGCGATGGAGAGGCCAAACGTGTCCGGAATGGTCTCTGCCAGTTCGAGAATATATTCGCGTCGGGGTGACGAACGCAGGAGGTGGAGATCGGCGCGCACTGTCGTGCCCTCGACGCGAAAGTCGGTCAGGTAGCCAACGATCTCGGAGGCGCTAGCGTTGTGGTCGAGCTTCACTTTGAGGCCGCCGATGTAGGTCTTGGCCTGTTCCATCACCTGTGCCAGCGTGGTCGTATCGACGAACATTCCATGGCCAAGTGCCGGGCCTTCGGTGATCACGGCCACGCCATGCACGATGCCGGCCTCGCGATCAACGCGGCCTTGCAGGACTGAGAAAAAGGTGGCTTTTGCGCCCATAACAAAAGCGCGAAGCGTAAAAGATGCGCAGTGCCTCGGTTGCTCCGGCTGCGCTCAGGAGTGCATGAACCTTGGCCAGAGGAGCGTCGAGGCCGACCGAGGCGGCGGTGATCTCTTGGCTATTACAAGACGGAGCAAAATCGTCAGCCGCTTGGATCGAAGCGTAAAACTCCGCGCGCCATGGCCGCGGCGATCATCATGCCTGCGCAGTCGAGAGCGTGGTTGTTGTTCTGCTTCACCTCGCACCAGTGCCAGACGCCAGGCCTGACCTCGCGCTTTTCTTCGCTGGCCACTTGATCGGGCCAGAGCGGATTGAAATCGTCGGGCAAAAGGTAGGGAAAGCCGCGGCCTGCGAGAGCGTTGCTCAGCATATCCTTTGCCCACTCGCCGTCGAACTCGATGTAGGGTGCGGTGTGGCCGTTGCCGACTGCGGCCACGTAGGTGTCGGAGATGGGCACGTTTATGATCTGACCTTGGTGGTCGCGCATTGGCCAGCGTTTACCTTTGGTCTTCGCGCCTTGAATGCCACTCCACCCAAAGGCCACCGAGTCGCGATCTACCTCGCTCGGCATGTAACCGCGATCTTGTCCGACCGACCAGTCATCGACGCGATACATTCGTTGAAGTTCGCGCAACATCTCGCGCGTCTCGACCTTGCCAAAGTAGAGCTGCCGATAAGCAGGCTCGGGTGTCCATGCTCCGATCTCCACCCACCAGCCAGCCTGCTGCCTGTCGCATACCATGATGCGCGCGACCTCGCCGGGAACCTTTTCCGTCTGGTAGGTCGTGGTCAGGTAGCCACTCTTCTTGCGGTCTGACATTTCGATGATGTTTTTCTCCACCACCCAGAACCTGCCTTCCTGCTTTTGGCGAAAGTTGATGCGTGCGTTTTCATCTCCAAGTCTCGCGAAGTCATTCTCAGCCAAGCAGTATTTCGTCACGAGGGTTTCGAGGCTATGTGTCACAATGGACTCATAGGTGAAGGAGCGCCGGCGGCGGCCTTCGGTCGTGGCGATGTAGCGGCCTGAACCACGCCAGAGCGCGCGGGTGCGCTCGGTGTCGGCGTGCTCGTGGCCGCAGTAAACGCAAACGAAGCGGGCAGTGCCGGCCGCGAGTGCCACGTCATAGGTGCCGTCGTCGCGCTTGGCTTCCTTGTTCCAGACTACGCCGGCGCGGGTCTTGTCCTCGCGCACGATGTGGAAGCGGAGCGGCATCGGCTTGCCGCATGAGAGGCAGTCCGCGTGCCAGTGCTCTTGGGTTCCGCCGATGAAGGAGCTGTGCGCGGTGTCGCCTTCGGTGCCGCCCTGACTGATGTCGAGGATGTGGCTGATTCCTTGGGCTTCGAAAGCCGAGACGCGAGCGACGGCGTGTGGGTAGATCTCAGCCCAGCGCGGAAACCAAAGCTCGTCATTCAATTTATACCGAATCGACTGGCTCTGTTGGTGCGCCAGGTTCGCCGAGTTGAGCACGAGAAACTGGTTGCCGAGGTAGATCTCTTGCTGCGTCCTGAGCGGGCCTGGCCGCGGGAGGATCCGCGCGACGGCCTCGATAGAATCGAGCAGCGGCATGAGCCGTGTCTTGGCTTCGATGGCCGCCATCTCGTCTGACTGAAACGTGAACGAACAAGGGCCTGGGTCGTTCACCATGCGCCACGCGACGGCCAGCTCGGCAAGCAAGGTCTTACCGGTCTGCACCGGCGCGATGAGCGTCGTGTGCCGGCAGAGCGGGTCAGTAAGGGAATCGAAGGGCGCTTTCAGCCAAGGACTGTTCCTTATATCAAAACGGCCTTTTATCGGGCTGCCGGGTATGTCGCGCACGTGGTCGCGGGCCCATTCATAGATCGGGCGGCGGTCGGGCGCGGTGGGGCGGTAGGCAACTTTTACCTCCGGTCTCATGGTTCTGTATCAAATAGCTTGGCCACCTCGGCGCAGAGTTCGTCTGAGATCATGCGGATCTCGGCGCGTAGTTCGGCGATGTCTTTTCCGACTAGGCGAGTCGGCGCTTCGGTCTCCAGCTTGGCCTTGAGAGACGTCTGCCAGATGGCCGTGGCTCGGGATGCGCTGGCCGTTACCTCCTCAATCGGCACGACCTCATGGCGCGCCACTTGGTTTTCGCGCTGCTTCTTTTCGAGCTCCTGCTCGGCGATCAAGACCTTCAGCGTTCCGATGTCGCGGCTTGCACCAGTCCGCCCTATCAGACCTTGCTGGCTCATGAAGTCGCGCCACTCTTGTTCGTCGAGTGACTCAGGCGCACCGGGTATTTTTCGCCAATTGATTAAGCTCTGACGACTTACGCCAAGGACGCCCGCAAGCTCGGCCTGCGTGTCAGCCTTGGTTTTTTTAATCATAGGTAACTTGGTCAACTTAGTAAAGCATCACCAAAAAGTCATCCGCAGAAAGATGCGATAGGTAGCAAAACC